AGGCGACATCTTATCTCGACTATTATAGAGGTATTCATGAGGCAGGCGAAGCTTCTTCTCGTCAACAAACAGCAATGGATAGATGGGGAGATCGAGTGAACAACCTTAAGGGCTTTGACAAAACCCTTTCCGAAGTAAAAAAAATAATTGATTTAAAATGAAATACAAAATGAAAGCGTCTATCGTTAATCTCGACGAAAAAACATCTGAGACCCTTCGAGCAATGCTCGACCCTGGTTATATCTCTGAGCGCACAGAACGCTTAGAAGCTATCGAGAGTTTTCTTATTGATCAATGGAGGGATGCTGGCAATATAAAGTCTGACACCGTTCTCACATTCCTCGACACTCTACGCTCACTGCGTAGGGATCTCAACTCATTTCTCACCTCGGCTGAGCCTCACGGAGAAGCCGATAATCAAAAACAATAAAACCTTAAGACAATGACAACAAAGAAAGAAAACGACGAGCAGCCTATAACAGACATCAGTATCTACGTGGCAGCTTTGTCTTCAACTTACCGTCCAGCTTCGACACCAGCAGAAGCTACTCACTTCTTCTCTACCCCCGAGGTAATAGATGCTATTCGCAATTTAGACCCTTCTGCTAAGGTGTGTGCAGAGCAAATAACCAAAGCTCTTCTCGATGCAGGATATAAGTTCTGCAATCGTCCTGGTGCGCAAGCGTTGGAATTCAAATGGATGTTCCGTGAAATATAAGTCTTTATAGTTATAGTTATATTTTAAGTTATGGTTTTTGAGGGCAGTACGTCGTGAGACGTGCTGCTCTCGCTTTTTTGTCCTTTTCCCATTATTTTTCTCGTGTTATCTTTGTGTCATGATAACAGATCAATTCGTAAAGGATGAGTTCGTCTCTGAGATTCTTCGTCGTGATATCGGCATCATCTATAAGACGCAGGAAGAAGTTGCTAATCGCTACTTCAAGGAGCACACTGGAACTCTTCGAGACTTCTTATCTCGTCGTGCTTTCTCTCTTCAAGAATCGAACGGAAAGTTCACCCTTTATATCGGGGTTCTTTCTTATCTACGTTTCCTCGATATGCAATACCGCATTAACTATGCAGGCTTAAACAGTAAGCGAGCCAAGAAGCAGCGTGCTAAGTATGCTGTTTATAATAGAGTTGTATGGGGTGTTTTGTACAACGAAACTTTCCCTGATATTCAAGCAGGATTTACAAATGAAGTTCGTGCTGCTTGGCGAAAGAAAATGGAGGATGCACTTTCAAATCACATATTACCCACAGATAATCAATAGATATGAGCAAAATCAAAGAAGACCACGTTGCCTTGGTTATCGATGCTAAAACAGACAAGGCACAGCAGGAATTACGACAGCTTGAGCGTGCTACGCAGGACCTTAGTAAGGAAATGAAGGCTCGACAGAATCGAATGCTCGACCTCGAGGCAGCAGGTAAGAAAGAGACCGCTGAGTACAAACGCTTACAAGCAGAGGTGAAGAATTATAGTAATCAGATCGCTGATAATAATAAGAAACTGCGTGAACTTCGCTCTACAATGGATGTCAATGCTATGACGATGTCACAGCTCAAGAAACATGCCAAGGAACTTCAGACAGCACTGAATAATACTTCAAAGGCAGCGAATCCTAAAGAGTATGAGCACTTAGCGTCACAGCTTCGTAGCGTGAATGGACGTATGTCAGAATTGCGTCGTGATGCTTCTGGACTGACTGATTCTATGGGCAAGCAGTCCTCTGGAATCATGGGCAAGTTTGAAGGGATGTTCTCCTCTATCTCTGGTGGATGGACGAAACTTGTTGGCGTAGCTACAGCTGCCGTTGCTTCTATCTCTGCTGTGATAGAAGGGGCAAAGTGGTGGTATAAATATAATGTCGAGATTGAAGAGGCGCAGCGATTAACTCGTGAATTCTTTAACATACAAGGTGACGAACTTGTCCACACGCAAAGTCAGATTTCTGCTCTCGCTTCACAGATGGGAAAAGACTACAAGGAGGTCCTCGGTACAGTTGAATCTCTCACCAATCAATACGGTATATCTACGACTGAGGCTATTAATGCTATTAAGGACGGATTGCAGGCTGGTGCTGACCTTAACGGAACATTCCTCAGTCAGATTCAACAATATGGACCAGCCTTTAGTGATGCAGGAGGTGCTGTTAATGACCTTGTAGCAAGTATCACACAGACACGCTCAGGTATATTTAATGAGGCAGGCATGGGCTTGATTCAGACCGCTACAAACCGTATTCGTACTATGTCTTCAGCTACACAGAGCGCACTTAATTCTATCGGCATCTCAAGTAAGCAACTCGAAGCTGACCTTATATCAGGAAAGACCAGTATCTTAGAGGCTATTAAGATGATTTCAGGTAAGATTAAGGAACTGCCTGAAAACTCCATGCAGGTGGGTCAAGTCATGAAGGCTGTCTTTGGCAAGACAGCGAGCAACGAGGGTATGAAACTCGTGAAGACCTTAGCAGATATGTCTACTAATATGGAGGAGCTGAAGGGCGTAACAGGCGAATACGGAGAACTCCAGCGTGAAGAGGTCGACGCACAAGCAGAACTTAACGAGAAGATGTCTAAGTTCTTCGGTCTTGGCGAACATGGCTTTGATGAGCTTACAATGAAAGCTAAGATATTCGGAGTTAAAGCCTTGTCTAAGATTATTGATTACACAGTTAAAATCATTAACTACTTCATTGATTTATATAATGAATCTAAGGTGTTTCGTGCAGGCATCGAACACATTAAAAACAACTTCAAGAGTACATGGGAGGTATTCAAGTTTGGAGTTTATCTCGTAATTGATGGCTTCAAAGGTATGGGTCGAATGGCAAAGGCTTGGGCAAAGGTTATTGAAGGTGCTTTTTCGTTTGACGTCGATAAAATTACAACTGGTATCAAGGGACTTTGGGATGCCTACAAAGACACGTGGGTAGAAATTGGTAATGATGCAAAGAAGATGGCTGCGAATGTTCGTGACAATTTTATTGAAGCGATAAAAAACACAGGTAGCAATAAGAAGGTAGCTCATCTTTCTGTCGATGTAACACCCGAGGTGAAAAATCATGCTGCAAACAAAAGTGGTTCTGGCGGAGGCGGAAAGAGCACCATTGAAAATGGAATCAAAGACTCTAAAAAGAAAACTAAAACAAAAAAAGATAAAACCAAGAAGGGTCCAGACTCTGATGAAGTAGCAGCTAAACTTTTTTCTCATGATCGTGCTCAAGACCTCGATGCTGAAAAGCGAAGTTATGATAAGAGTCTGAATGCTCTGAAAGAAGCTCTTGCTAAAAAGAGTCTTACGCAAGAGCAATACAGTGCATACGTGGCTGCTCTCAATATTCAGCATCAGAACAAATTACTCGACATCGAGAAGGCTTACTTGCAACGCTCTGAGAACTTAGTCTTCAAGGATGCTGCGAAAAAGAAAGCATTGCAGGAAGGTCAAGCTAAGGCTGTCGCTGACCAGCAGCAGGCAGCAAACACCGCTTATATCGAGGCTGAAAAAGAATACTACGAATCTCTTGAGAAGATTCAGGAGTCCGCACCAGCTAAGCCACAGACACTTAAAGAAGAATGTGATGCAAAGCTGCTCCTCTTGGATGGATATTATCAGGCTTCCTTGCAAAGAGCAAAAGAGAATGGCGAACGTGAGAAGGAAGTTGTAAAGGCTTACGAAGCTGCTAAGGCTGCAATCATCGTAGACTATGCGAAGAAAGCAGAAGAGCAAAAGGCGCAAGCACGACAGGAGTATGGGCTTGACACATTCAGTGACCAGTATGCCGCACGTCGTAAGAAGATAGAAGATGATAGTGTACTCAATGAGCAGGAACGACAGCAGGCTCTTACTCTTCTTGATCAGCAGGCAGAAGAACACCGCCTTCAGATACGTCAGCAGTATGGTCTTGCCTCACAGCAGGAACTCTATAATGCAGAGTTGGATCAGTTGAAAATGCACCTTCAGAATAAAGAGATATCTGAAGAAGAGTATGAAGAGGCAGTGAAGAATATGAAGATTGCCAAAATGAAGGAGGCATTCGATTTTTACTCTAACCTCTCCAGTGGAGCTGTTCAGGCACTACAGCAAGCAGAGGAAGCGAACGTTGATGCGAAGTATGATGCGGAGATTGAAGCAGCAAAGAAAGCAGGTAAAGATACTACGGAGCTTGAGAAGAAGAAGGCTAATGAGAAGCTGAAGATACAGAAGAAATATGCGGATGTTAACTTCGCTATTCAAGCAGCGCAGATTATCGCATCAACTGCTTCTGCAATTGCTAAGACATTCTCTGAATTGGGTTTCCCTGCTGGTATTCCTGCTGCTGCCTTGATGGGTATCACGGGTGCAGCACAGCTTGCAGCTGCTCTTGCAGAGCGCAATAAGGTGAAGCGAATGACGCTAAGCGGAGCAGGTGGTTCTGCCTCTGCTTCAGGTGCACGTGTCGCAACAGGTCTTGAGTCTGGTGGTAGTATCGATGTAGAGCGCAAGCAGGATGGCAAAATGTTCCGTGCGGACTACGACCCTGACAGACGTGGATTTATCGACAAACCAACCGTCCTCGTCGGAGAAGGTGGTTATGGTCACAGCAAGGAGTGGGTGGCTTCAAATGCAGCCGTCGAGAATCCTACCGTTGCACCATTCATTGATATCATCGACCGTGCTCAGCGTGCAGGAACCATTCGCACGCTCGACATGAATAAGTTTCTTGTTCAGCAGGCGCAAGGTCGTGCCTCTGGTGGGTACGTTACGCCAACAGTTAATGACGTGCGAGGCGTAGCGAAAGACTCCTACAAGGATACGCTCATCGAGCGATTAACTGATGTTCTTGACCGATTGTCTGTCGACGGCATCCCTGCATCAGTCTCTCTTAATGAGATAGAACAGAAGCAGCTGCTACAAGACAAGGCTCGCAGATTCGGAAGTAAATAGACTTAACACCTTACACAGTAATGAAGATAACTAACATAGAAAAGGGCGAAGACTACAACCTCAAGCCCGATACACAGATACAAGTAGAGCGTACTAATCCTTTCTTCAATGAGTATGGAGAGCAGACAACACCGCTCGAACTCCCAGCATCCGAGCGTAACCGCAGGATACTTGGTTTCCCTGACTCGTTCGGTAGACGAGTGAAGATGACCGCTACAGATGTCGCGATACAAGATGGTGAGTACTTCGCTCAATGTAGGCAGGTGGTGCTGTCTGCTCAATACAAGGGTGGAATATCAACCTCCTTCTACATTAACGATGGCTCTTTTTATTCAAGAATTCAGAAGGTAAAGTTGAAGGATGTCTTCAAAGGCGAATTCATACCAGGAGTGAACACTGTAGAAGAAGGGATTAATTTTTGTCGTAATCTTCGCAATAACTCTAATGAGCATTACGGCATCTTTCCAGTGCTTTTCACGGATGATTCTGGACAAAAGGAAGGTCTTAATTATAAGGTGTTAAATGGGTTTGGTAAGGAAAAGGTGTTGAGATACGACAAAATCTATGACTTCCTTCCCGAAGTGCCTTCTGCTACTTCCTTTCACCCTGATATGAGCGGTGATGATTGTGACTTCTATAATGCAGTACAGCGAACAGAGTATGTTAATGACATACCTATCACGCTCGCACCTGGTTATTATATGTCACCATTCATCCGTGCGAACTACCTTCTGAAGCGTGTCTTTGCTTACTTTGGGTATGATCTGCAAGAGAACTTCTTTACTCGCACAGAGCCTTTCAATAAGATGGTCGTCGTAAACAATGTGATGGACGTATTGGTGAATGGAAAGATAAAGGTAGCCGACCTTGTTCCTGATGTTACGTGCGCTGATTTTATTTCAGTTTTTCGTAAGAAGTTCTGCTGTGAGTTCACCTCTGATGAAGGTAAGCGCATTGCAGATATCATCTTCTTGCGTGATGCACTGAACGAAACTCCGAACACCGACCTTACGCATTGCGTAACCCAAGAACCTACGCTCTCTTATAAGTCAGAGAACGACTATAAGCGTATTACACTCTCAGCGGAGGAGAAAGTCGATTCAGAAATTTCAGACTCCTACGACGATATAGACAGCTTAGTCAAGGCGAACCCGAACGCTTACTTCGACCCTATCGACGGAGCTATCTATAAGACTGGATGGTCTGGTGACTTCCAAGTGACGGTGAAGATAGGCGAAGCTTCACAAGACTACAACACAGGCGAAACACTTGAAGCAAAAGAGATAAAGGTTCCAGAACTCATACCAGAGTTACGAATGCTTAGTTATAAGGCTACAATCAAGGAGGAAGACTTCACCTATGATATGGGTAAGTTCCTCTACGTAGGTTCATACATGTCGCTCAACTCGAAGATGGTCGTTGCAACAGAACCGAAGGAGAACACTTCGGAGTCTGCCAATAAACAAAAGACGATACTCGCCTTCAGTTATCTTTCAGACGGTCGTCCAGCAGGAACAGTATCTGCTTACGATGTGAATGCGCCTTCACATCCTCGCATCTTCGATTATGCCTTACATTACAATGGTCCACAAGGCATCTTTGAAAAGTTCTACCGTGAATATGACTTGCTGCTGCGCAATTCACTTCACGACATGAAGGTGAAGCTACTGCTCTCTCAGTCGCAGAAACAGAACCTATCTTCTTATGCTAAGGTCGTTATTCGTGGTGTGCCTTTCTTTTTCAACAAACTCAAGTTCACACTTGGAGGGAAGAATGAGCCAGTAGAATCAGAGCTGTACACCGTATCGCTTATGGAACCGACCATCACCGCTCCTACGATCAATGAGCAACTCAAGGCTATGGATGTGAAGTATAAGTGGGTTGGAAAAGAGAAGCGGACATCAGTCAGCTGGGAAGAATACAAGGCTGCTGATCGAGAACGAAACAAGACCTTCGTGACAGTCTACCCTCCTCTACCTTCAGCTGAGTATGTTGGTGTGCAATATGGTAAGCAGCGTTCATATACTGAGCGAATAACACGAAAAGGTGGCTGGTTCCGACACGGAGAGTACGAATACACTCGAACAGAGGTGTGGTTGGAGTGCGTACCTCTTTAATTATGTCGGTTAAAACCTGTCCTTTATCATCTCAAATATATAGGGTAATTTTGTGTTAAACAATTCGCACATGGATATTATTCTTAAACCTGATTCTCTCAGCCTGACGGGCTCGATGAATCACTTTATCATATCAAGCACGCAAGAGGTTACATTCATTCTGAAGTATGCAGACTCGAATGAAATCATTGTGCAGCACACTTATACTCCTAACAAGACTAAGCGCATAGAGATAGACTTAGAGAACATCATCACTCCGCTGCTATCTTTTCAGATCCAGGAGTCGACTACAATTTATCGTCAACCGAACATTGCTCGTGAGTTTCTTGTTAATCTCATCGAAGATAAGACAGCTGCTAAAGAGTCTTTGCAATTCACGGTACTCCGTGCTGGTATTGACAACTTCGCAGACACCGCTTCAAGCTGGTTAAAACGTAACTTCTTGACGTGGCAGCCTACCGTCAAGCCTGTTACCTATTACACGCCAGAGTTTCTTAGTTACTACGCTGTCGAGGATTGCGTAGCTAAGTGTCGTGCGTATATAGAAGAGAACGGTAGCTATGTTCAGACAGACATCGAACTCGGCAACCTCTCTCACGGTAAGGTGTGGACGATGCCTATGCAATACGGTGTCATCGCTGGCAAACTCGGTAAGATGCCAAGCTACTATGACGTATGGGTGGAAGATGGTGCTGGTACTCGACTCACCTACATTCAGAGATACTATGCTTCAGATATCCGTAGCGAGGAAGAACAGTGGGTGCTCTTCGAAAATTCACTCGGTGGTATCGACACCTTCCGTGCGTATGGTGATGCTGAGAACACAGCGAAACATACGCACAATGTAGCAGAGATTGAGAACGACTCAGAAGAGTACCGTGTTGACACAGTCAGAGAATACAAGAAGAACACTGGCTTCCTCTCTAAGGAGGAACGCAAATGGTTGCTCGATTTCTTCCCATCATTGGGTAAGTTCCTCTACACAGGCAACTACGTACGTCGCATTGTAGTGACAGAGAGCGACGTAAGTTGGCAGACAAAAGACCTCCCTTCATCTTATACATTTACCTATAAGTACGCAGATGCACGTCCCTACCTGAATATTACCAGGTCAGAGGACGCTGCACCTGCAATGTTGGATATCAAGATACCTGATGTAGGGTCTTTTACAGTCGCCCCACGCTTAGTTGAGCTTGAGCGTCTACCGCTGAGCAGTGGGGCTTTATTTCCTGTTCAGAGTCCTTACTCTGATAAGTGGAACATCACCACAGCTGAAGCTATCCTTGAGTGGTTCTCTCGTGAGGTTACTGCTGCTTACAAGGGTGATGGAGCGTTCGGACACCGCCACGACAATATGTCGGTACTGAATGCGCTCGATCGTATTGGTGGTTATCTTACCTTGGATGCGCAGAAGATACTCGCTGGATTAGCTGACGAAGCAAAGTCTGCTCGCACGCTTGACCCTAAGAGTGTCGACTGGGAGAAGATCGTTCGCACCGATCAAGACTCCATCGTTAATTCACTGACTACCTTTATGAAGGGTATCGTGTTTGGTAAGTCGGTTCGTGGTGAGTCTGGCATATCCATATACCAGGATGAAGAAGGGAACTGGCATCTTGATGCAGAGTATCTTCACGTACATCGTAAGCTCACCGCAGAGGAGGTTGAGATAATGAAGACCTCTCAAATCAAGGGCAAGGTAGTGAACTCTGCTGGTGGGTTCGTCATCTCTAAGATTGATAGAATAGTCGGAGCTTGGAGATGTTACTTCCGTCAAGAAGATGCTGACGGACGCAGAATCTATAACTCTATGCGAGTGGATGACCTTGCTCTGTGCGAGACATTCAACTTGATAGATGCTGGCGGTCAGTTGTCTAATCACTACTGGCATAGGCGTGTCATCGCTGTTTGTACTGATTATGTCGATATCGCTGATAACACGAATGCGGACGACTATGCAAGTGGTAGCGATGTTCCTCAAGTGGGTGACGAGGTTGTGCAGTTGGGTAACCTCACTGATAAAGATAGACAGAGTGCTATCATACAGTCAGCTGCTGGCGAAGGTGCGCCTTACTTTAAAATTATAAAGGGTATCAATTCCTTTATCCTTCCTCATCCTATCTTCTTGTTCGATAAGCAGAACTTCGAGATAAGGGTCGAGAACCCTGCTAAGCGTAGTGAGTATATCCGCCTGCAAGACTTCTTAGAGTCTATGCAGGGACGTATTAGCTCGGTTATGCAGCAGTCAGATAAACAACTTTTTATTTGGTTTGGTGACGTGGTTCCAACGCTCACCACTGAACCTGCTAACGAGTGGGCGGACGAAGCTACAAAGGAGATGCACCTGCATGACATCTACTATAATCGAAGCTATGCAGAGACGGGTGGCGGTAGGGCGTATTCATTTGAAAAGAATCCTGACAACACGTATTCATGGCACGAGATTACGGACGCTGACGTGTTGAAGTCACTTGAAGCAGCTAAGCACGCACAAGATACAGCTGATGGTAAGCGACGAGTGTTCGTGCAAGCTATACCAGTTCCTCCATACGATGCAGGCGACCAGTGGAGCAATGCTACGTTCGATGATAAGTATAACAACGATTTGCTTGTTTGTGTTCGTCCAAAGGCAGCAGGCGAAGAGTTCAGCATCGAAGATTGGCAATCTGCTCAGGAACTCACCTCTGCAAAGTTTAAGTCGGAACTTAAGACAACTGCTGACAACATATCTGCTACTGTTACGAACCTTAAGAACGGGTTAGTTGAGGTCGGATTTGAACTCGACGGAAAAAAGAAGACTTTTACCGTGACGGCTGAGAACTTCAAGGTGAAAACTCCGAAAGGAGATATTGCGCTAATGACCAGAGATGGAAAAGTAAATGCTGAACTCATTGAAGCAAAGGAAGTGCGTACCAAACCTGGTGATAGCGGTTTGCATATTGAGATGTACGAAGGAACATTTGACATCTTTACGAAAGACAAAAAGAAAGGTATCTCTATGACGGTCGATAAGGACGGATTTCCTCATCTTATCTTCTTTGATACCGAAGGTAATGCTAAGTACGATTTAGGTTACACAGGACTGAAGGAACTTGTCTCGGCATATCGTGAGGCGTATTGGACAAAGTTTGTATTCGTCAACGTCACAGATAAGGGACTTTCTTCAATCTATCCACATACAAAGAAAGGTACGGCATGGAATCAGTACCATGCTGCTTACCATTATGCTACAGGTAAACTTGGTTCACACGCTGAAGATGACGGGAAATATTTTGAGCTTGAGTCTTTTGGAAGTTTAATACCTGATGGATGGTACACTGAAGCAAATTTGGAAGGCAATTACCCATTCGTGGATAGTGCTCATTCAGAAGCAGGAGAAGAAGGAAAGAAGATATATTCTGTTACCATTCAGAAATTTGAAGGTGGCGTGAGAACGACGCATGGAGATGTTCTGTTCGTAGTGCATAATGGTGTTCCAACTTTCTGCAATGCAGAGGGCAATCAGATAATCGTTCATGATAGGCTCATACAGAATTACCCATTCGACGATTCGTTATAGTAAAATTGATTTATTAAATAAAAGAGAATAATATGAAAAGTTTTTTAGATTGTGTTTACAGGATTTTTGGACGACTTGCTGCCATTGGTAGCGATAAGTATCTGCACATGTTTGCTGGTCTTGTTGTTTCTATGATTGCTTGCAAAGCCTTACATGCTATTGATGCGTACTTAATCTTCGCATTGGTACCAGCATTCTTCGTTATGACAGGAAAAGAGAGTGTCGATTACTACTACAGAAAGGAGCAGTTCGATTGGCTCGACGTATGTGCAGGTATGCTTGGTGCTGTAGTGGGTGTTTTTCTTTTCTTATTGTAAAGGAGGTGTTCGTATGGATATAGTTGAATTACAGTTTACACCAGAGTTTATTCACTCTGTAGCTACACATCTTATAACATGTGTCGTGATGTGGGCTTTGGTCGTTAGCGCAGCCTTCATCGACCTATGGGACAGAGTTTACACGCAAAACAAGTTGAAGAAACCTTTGACTTCGCACCTTATGCGTAAGACGCTTGGTAAAATTGGTGAGTACTGGAGGTTTCTCCTTATCGCATTGATCATCGACGTAGTGATTTTCACGTCTTGTTCTCTGTTAGGTGTTAAGACTTTCCCTATCTGTACATTGCTGTTCTCTGCTGCTTTGCTCATCATTGAAACAAAGAGTCTCATTGAACATGCAAGAGAGAGAAAGAGTACCGCTGCTGATATGCAGCGCATCATTCAATCAGTCGTTAGTGCAGCTTCAGATAGAGATGCAAAGAAAGTTATTCAGTATGTCGCAGACTATATTGGTGAAGATAAAAATGTAAATCAAAAAATAGAAGAATAGTATGGCAAACTTTACACTTGCGGAGCTGGTACAATCCAGCACTGCTGAACAACTCAAGATAAACAATAACCCTCCTTCTATTGTGAAGGTTCACCTTACAGAAACGATTACTCTTTTAGAGAGTATTCGCGTAGAATGGGGTAAGTATTGCGAGGCTCACAAACTCGAGAACCCTGCTATCCGTGTGACAAGTGGCTACCGCTCACCAGAATTGAATAAGGCTGTAGGCGGTGTGAAGACCTCCGCACACGTCGAGGGCTATGCAGCAGACTTGCAACCTGTCAATGGTAAGCAGACTGAGTTTGAACGATTCATAGCTAACGAGTTCTCCAAGAAGGGGTACGCATTCGACCAGATTATTATCGAGAAATCTAATACATCACGTTGGGTGCATGTCGGCTATAAGCGTGCAGACGGGAAACAACGCAGACAGTGTTTCACATTAAAGGTGTAGTTATGGACGACAAAGAAATTAAATACTACGTGTATTCAATGTTAATCCTTATTGGATTACTTGCACTTACGGCTCTCTGCCTCACAAGCTGTTCACATAGAGTGTATGTTCCTGTGCAGTCTATTCGCACAGATACTATCTACATGTCAAAGAAGGACAGCGTACATATCAAGGATAGCTTAATCACTCGACAGGTGATAAACATCCGTGATAGTGTCGCTATTCATGACAGCGTTGTTATCATCAAGGATGAGCAAGGCAACATCAAGGAGAAATTGATAGTTCGTTATCGTGACCGCTGGCATGCCACTGAGGACAATCTGACGCTTCAAAGATTGATTAACAGGTATAAGGCGAGCAATGACAGTTTGCGTGCTACCAAGAATGAACACATCGAGGTTCCTAAGGTCATTGAGCGAGAGTTAAGTAGGTGGCAGAAGATAAAGATGGATGTAGGCGGATGGGCAATAGGCGCACTCTCTGCAACTATGTTAGCTTCTATTGCTTATATC